CGGCGATTATTGCTGGCAGGGGGATTTTTTCGGTCATTTGACTCTCCGGGCGTTAAAGTACTGCACTTCGACATCAACCGCCTGTTCATATTCCGCCAGTAAAATCACGCCGTCCGCCGCCAGACGCGCAAAGCATGGTAAAGGCTTCTTCGCCACGTTGGCCCACTCGGAAAAGGTCAGCAGGCCCTGCCCAAGTATGTCAATTTTCCACTTCTGCGCCGCATCGTCAAAAACAATGTCAGACACACGCCGGGCTTCCACGGTTCCGAACATCCGCAGGTCAAGCCCGTTCCCGGAAGATACCCTGAGCGATTCCATGCCGCCGTCCGGATAGATAGTAATTTGCTGGCTCATGATATAAGGGGGGGACTGATTTTTTACCACATGTGAATGGGCTGCTCCGTGCTGGTCGTGTCTTCCGGAGCGTACATTTCCGGGTGGTCGGTCCGCGTGGCTCCCTTTCCGGCGCCAAGCTTATCCTCAATAACCTTCATGCGGTCGTTGCATTTTGTGCCGGTGAATCCTTCCCCTTTCAGGGTCGGGCGGCCCGCCGGGTCAATCGTAATGTGAATTGTTTCCATGTTGTTGATTTTTGTAATCGTTGCAAATTTCAGGCTTAGAATCCGGTGGCTACGGTCAACTGCACATTGCCCGCGGAATCAAGGTAGCAGTCCTGCACGGTGTAGCCCTGGTCAGTTGCCGCGAAAATGGCCGCGTGCTTGGAATACGCCTGGGAGAAAGCCGCAATGGCAATATCTGATTCCGTAAGGCCATCTTTGGCAGTAAGCTTCGGGTTTCCGCAATGCTCTTTGACGTAATTTCCCCACGTATCAAGATACGGCACAAACGTTCCATCATCCTGCTTGACAAGGCCCACATCACACGGTTTTCCGGTAATGTTGGACATCCCCTGGCACTCAATAACGTATTCCGCCGTCTGACGCTTAGTGCTATTTTGGAACTGGTCTTTGTAATACATACGGGGAACGGCATTTTCCTTCAAGGCGATTTTTCGCCCCGCACGTTGGAGTTCCTGCACAGCGGCACGGATAGCCCGGACATCCCGGATGACTACGGATTTGACTTTAGTTGTATGGCTCATGGTTTATTTTTTTGTTGTTAATAATGAGAGATTTTTCAGGAGTGGGAACGTACCCCGCCCAAACGCCGCCGCCTCTTGGCGACAATGACTTCTTTTTCTTCCCCGGAAGCCGTGCGGACTACGGTCCGGGTGGCTGTTTCCGGAGACAGGACGCTGAACCGCATCAAACGGTTTACCACCGTGGGAGCGTACCCAAGCTTGAACTGCTCAGGAATTCTACATCCAGCGGCAATGGCCTCGGTAGGTTTTACCAGGTCGAAGCGTCCGGTAATGCTGAACTCGGAAATGGTGGCTTTAGGGTCTTCCGGGCAGGAAACAGTGATACGCCGCAAGGCGGCCGAAGGGCGCATCCTGATGAACAGGCTGGCCGATTCCGGAAATGACCTGCGCCGATGCGCCTTGACAAAAATTTTAAGGAAGGAACCTGGGGTCAGGCTGTACTTCCCGGAAAAAACCGTTCCGCACACTTCCGGCCTCCCATTCTGCAGGGAGGCGATAGACCCAGGGAACCCGATGCGGTTCACGCCCGGAACGTTGTTGCGGAAAATACCATCTTCCTTATACAGAGTTCCCGGCCCCGGAAGCTGAACCTTGAATAAAATCACTTTAACATACCCATTCACCAGCGTCTGCATTTCCCCGGTGACGGTATCAAGAGTGCTTAAATCATTGCTCATGTCAGTAATATACCCTTTCAATTTAAGAATTGCAAGACAAATATTGAAAAAATGCGAGATAAAAAATCACCACGCTAATCAATGCCTGCGGCGGCGGGCACGCAACGATTCCGGAATGCTGGACGGAAGCGGGCTGGAAGCATCAACGTCAACCTCTTGCTCGGAAGACGGCCTCGCGTTATTCTGCGCCCACTCGGTCATAGCGTCAAACTGGTCTTTGTACGCTTCCGAAATTGGAATGATGCCTTTAAGGGTGGACCGCAAAAGGCTGCTCGTAACCGGAACGTTCCGATAAAAAGAAAGCACTTTCGCTTCCTTGCACGCGGCTTCAATTTCTGCAGATACGAATCCCCGGCTTTCCGTCAGCACCTGGTCAAAGTCAACAATATCATCAATATTGATTCCGCGCTTGCTCAAGTGGATGTCAAAAATCTGGCGGCGTTCGGCCCAAGTCGGAGGCAGAACGGAAAATACTTCATCCAGCCGCCCCTTCCGCAAGAATTCCGACGGAAGGTTTTCCGTCCGGTTGGCGGTGAAAATCCAGAACAAACCGGACTCGTTTTCCGACATGTGGGTCAGCAGAGAACCCAGCAGGCGGGAAGATACGCCGGAATCTCCATTAGCCCCGGAAGACAAGCCCGCCTTGTCAACTTCGTCCACCCAGACAATGCAGGGGGCCATAGCTTCCAATTCCTTCAACATGGTCCGGGTGCGGGCTTCCGTCTGACCGACAAGAGACCCGAACAGCCGCCCCAAATCCACCCGCACGAGGGGAAGATTGAGAATGGATGCCACCGCCTTGGAGCATACCGACTTACCCGTATTATGCACAATGAGGCCGGATTCGACGCAAAAATTGTCGAACGGCTGGGCCATTTGGATGTCAAAGCAATGCTGAACCCCGGCATCCTCGACGGCGACAACCTGCAATGATTTTGTGAACTGGATGTTGAATTTATCCTGACCTGAATGGTGGTGTAAAGTTTTGTGGTCAGCCCTGTGGATGACCAGCAGATTATCCAGGCGATCATTCATGGGATTCCCATCAATGTGGTGCACGTCGTATTCACGTCCAAGCACTTTAAGGCATAATGCCGACGGGTCCGTTTTAAGGCGACGCACGAATTCATCGTAGTCCAGACGGTTCATCGACGCCTCGACAACCAGCCGGGAGCGGTGCTGCCTGCGGTACTCGCACCCGTTGACGGCGTGCCTCCATCCGGAGGAGTAGTATTTCAGGCCTTCGACCGTTTTCCGCTCCGGACGCTCCGCTTTTTTGCCTGCCCTGCGCGGATGCAAATTTGTTTTTGACAGGACCGTATCACCGGCGGCTATCTCCTGCAACGGCTTAAACCCTTCCGGGGTCAATACAGGATGCTTCCTGGACGCGGTAAAGCTTGAGCCGTCGGACAGCGTAATGCGGAGGCATTCTTTTTCTCCGGCATCGGTAACGGCCTCAATCCGGTTGTACATGACGCGGCCCGTATTCGCGTCGTAAGAATGCAGGTAAGTCTGCTGATTGTCCCATGACCACGCCGGATTCGGCTCAAGGCCATTAAATCTCGCGTACAGGCGTTCCGCGGTAATCTGGCGGGAGCTGTTGCGCTTCCCACGGCGGTAACGCAGGACGGTATGCGCAGCAATACATCCTGGCGGCCCGATAAGGGCTACGCCTTTAGGCGCATCAACTTTCGCCTTGCGGGCCTCTTCGCTGAAACATACCGACCGCGTGATAAACCAGTCTTTCAGCAATTCCAGGCCGCCGATGGAATCAACCGGAATGGGGTTAACCATTTCCAGTGTCTGTGACTTTTTCACAATGTCTTCCTTCGAGCGGTGGACCTGCGCGAGAAGGTTTTCAACGGGAATATCCGGGAACAGGCGGTCATTGAGGGTAAAAGCCCTTGAATACGCAGTTTCCGCTTCCAGAATCGTCATGCCGGATGCTGCATTGACCAGCGCATCCACGCTGTCCCCCGGAATATAGGTTTCGGGAATCGGAAGGTTCTTGGACTCGTACTGATTGGCTACGGTGCTTTCCCATGCGTGGCGCAAGTCGGTTTTTGTCGGCAGGTCAAAATCCACAACCAGAATGTCGTGGGCCAGCTCTTCCGGAATGGTGTAGGATTCCGACGTAATCAACACAAGGCTCATGAGCGTTTCCGGGAAGGAATAGGCGTAATCCTTGAGAAGAGTTGTCGTCATTGGAAGCAAACCAAGATGTGGGCTAGTGCCCTCCATGACGATATATGCCGCGCCTTTTTCATAATCAAATCGGGAAGATGCGTTACTGGTGTTTTTCCCGATTTTAAATCCCAGGATGCGGCGCAACGCCTGATAAAAATTGCCTACCGGGGAATCCGCGTCAACCGGAACTCCTACGGTGCAGTCCTGTCCGGTAAAGACTTTCCAGCCGTACACATCGTTCCAGACGAACACCGGCACATTGTCTCGCGCCCCCATCGCCTTGACGGCCTCTACAGTTCTGCGCGGTTCACGGCTCGGCGTAAATACGACACTCACCGCGCTGGCGAACATGTCGTCCAATTTTTGAATGTATTTTTCTTGTGATGTCATGATGTATCCCTCGATAGCTATGGATTATGAAAATTTGCAATGATTGCAAATTTTCGATTATTCCGCTTCTTGGCGCCTTTCGACCCTCTCATGGACCTCTACCGGCTTCCGGCTGGGCCAGAGAATAACCACAGGTTTTCCCTGACGCTGAAAATCACGAACCACATTCAACGCTTCAACGAATCCGGCATCAGAGTTCGGATTCTTCGAGGCAAACGTCGTAAGCTCTTCCAGAGTAAGTTCTAACGTGTGTTTATCGTAAGGCATGAGAGAACTATACCCACAACACAAAAAAATTGCAAGACATTTTATCAATTTTTTTCTTTCAGCCCCAGTTCAACCAGGCAGGCTTCCTCTTCCCGGCGGATTAACAGCCCGTTCAGGCCCTTCCCAATCCACAGCCGTTTCATGCTCCGGATATGGGCGGGAACCCGCCGCACCTGCCCGGACTTGATGTCATCCCGGCAGTCCCGCATTTCCTTCCGGCTGGTCCCTGACATGGAAGCACCTCGGTTATACACCAAAGACACCATAGCACCCTGCACATGGGGATGAGTTAAGGCCAGCCCCTGAAACGCGGTTTTAGTCGTGGACGCATAGGCGGGAATCGTCTTTTTCCGGTACACGTCCAACGCCAGCTCCCACGGGACAGTGACAGACCGCACCCGGCTCACAGATGCGCGGGCCGTCTGACGCTTCAACCCAGCCACGGTGCAAAGCAGCCGGAGGTCTTTTTCCGGGAGTGATGCCCAGTCGGAACGAATCTGTGCCGCCGAATAGTAGCCCAGGTCGTAGCCAATGCCGATTGTCACCCCACTGTCCCCTCCGGGCCATGTGGGCCGCACGAGCTTTTTCACGTAGTACGCCTTCCCTCCGGTCTCGTACCGGATAATCATATCTACGGCCCGGTCACTCAGGACCAGACCGGAAGCCGGCATATCCCCACAGGCGAAAAACGCGGACAGGGCCGCAAGGGCCAAACCGATTAAACTCCGACCGTTCATGAGGCGTATCAGGCAAAGCAGATGGCGGCCATGAGCAATTCCCCGATGGCAACCGCGAGGAAGCATTGGACTTTCCGGAACCCCTCCATCGTGCGCCAGGTTGCGTTGAAGTCGAATCTGGCCCAACGGGAGATGTACGGGAAGGCCACATTAGCTCCCAGCAGCCATGCGCAGAGATTGGCCCCGGCAAACTTGGTGAAGCCCTGCAACAAGGCGATGAAGGAAGCCGCCCCGGTAACGTCCATGATGACCGAGAGGCGAATCAGGTATTCCACGCCGATGGAGAGAAAAATGCCGATGAGCAAAAAAGCGATAATATCGCGCCAACTGTCCTTGACGATTTGCGGAAGGTTTTTCATCCCCAGAACCGTAGCATGAAACTGGCCGGAACAGTAGTGGAAATTTCACACTCTGGGCTACTCTTCCAACCCTGTCCCAGAGTGCCTGGGCGGAACAGCCCAGGCCCCGTACTTACCCTTTAGGGTAAGGACGGAGAATATATATATATATTAATGTGAGGAACGAACATTATATATATATATAT